AAATTGACAAGATTCACTTCTTTCCCAATCAAAGTTCCAACCAGCTGCTTTATTTGCTTCGTGAACATAGGGGTGTAATTCTTTATATATCCAAGTATCATTTAACCATACTAAATCTGATTTTCTTTTTCTTTGTAAATTTTTAACTTCTTCTTTATTTAATTCTTTATCACCATAGCCACCAGTTCTAGCCATAACTTCTTTTTGTTTATTAGCATATGCTATAACATCGTCACAGAATCTAGGTGTTAATGCACCGCTAAAATACCAATAATAATTAGATATATTCATATGTTATAGTTTGTACAAAATTTAAACTATCCTTTTGTTTGTTGGTTATGTAATACATATTAGTTGATGGAAACATAATAAACATATTGTTTTTAAGTGGTATGTCCCAAGATCTACCTTTACGTCTATTATCTTCATAGTGTATTCGAACCATACAATCTTTGACTTTTACACCATATAACAATGTAAAGTCTGGTGAGTTACGTAAATCTACAGGATCTATATTTAATAATGGAATTGTTGTCTCTGCAGGTTTATAGATGTTACCCCACGTTTCTTTGTTAATTAAATTGATACCATACTCAAGACCAATATGATCTCTTATATATGTACTTAACATATCCCAAGTTCTTGAAAATGGAAAAGGTGAGTCTGTAACTTGTGATTTTAAAATGTCGTTTTGTAATTTATCTCGGTCAATATCCCAATCTTTGGGCATTGCCACATCACCATAATATAATGCTATTTCAGATAATACTTTCTTTTGCATACCACATACCTTTGTAATTTATGCTAATCGATCTGTCAAGTCCCAAGACTGGCCATCTTCATTCCAGACGTAATGCCAAGCGTGTGTACCAGCTTCGTTTTGTGAAGTTTGTTCTGCAGTTAATGCAGGGGCATCACCGATCGGTGATTTCCAAGTTGCAGTTGCAGTGTCTTTAACCCAGGATGCGTAAGGTTGTTTAGGCCAAAATACATTAGTATCTTCATCCCAAGTATAACCAATACCTGCATAGTTTCCTCTAAAAGGTGTGCCACCTAATTTATGTGTATTGTGTGATGTATTGTATGAAGTTTGAATCCACATCTGTGCAGGCCAGTTGTTGTGTCTCTCTAACCACTGTTGACCTAATGATTCGTCCTCAACACCATCAGCGTTTAACATCTTATCATTATCCATAGTTAACACTTGGATAACTTTTCCATTTACTCCTAGTTTTGCAAAATGTGCCATAATGTTTCTCCTTATATATTAGTTTTAATTACCATTCAACTATTGAAATTTATACCTAATAATGACAATTCCTGAACCCCCTGCGAATCCAGATGTGTCAGGTACATTTCTTTCACCACCTCCACCACCACCACCAGTATTAGCTGTACCTGCGGTTCCAGCTGAATTATTTTGTCTTGTTCCATTTCCTCCACCACCAGTTCCACCTGTTCCAGCTGGATTAGGGCCTCCATATGCAGATCCTCCTCCACCACCAGCAAAAGCTGTGGGTGAACCATTAATACTTGTTGTTGCTCCTGCACCTCCATTACCACCTGAAGTAGTATCTCCATTAGATCCAACAGCGGTTGCTCCGCCACCACCACCTGAACCATAAGCGGGAGGGTTGTGATTATTATCTCCACCATTATTACCTTGAGGCGGACTTACGGGAGGTGTATTTCCTGATCCTATTCCAGTTGCGGGTCCATCCGCACCTCTACCTCCTCCAGAACCACCGGGTGCTCCTGATCTGTTTGAGGACGGACTAGGAGATTCTCCACCTCCACCGCCTCCACCGGCTGATGTAATTGTTGAAAAAGTTGAAACTGAACCTGGATTACCTGTGCCTGTGCCAGAAGGAGTGGCTGCTCCTCCAGCTCCTATTGTAATTGGGAAATCTGTTGCTGTAACTGTTATGGCTCCAGCACCTTCTAAAGGTGATGCTGTATAAGGAGTAGCTGGAGATTTGTCTTCTCTAAATCCTCCTGCACCTCCTCCAGCACCGTGAGCTGCTCCACCACTACCACCACCAGCAACTACCATATAAGAAACTTGATTATTTGTTGAACAAGTAGCTAGTGCACTTACACTAAATATGCCGGGTCCTGTAAACGTATGAATTTTATCATTACCAGATGTTGTGATAGTTCCTCCAGTTGCTTCCATAAATGGATTAGTGTCAGCACTAGTTGCTTGACCATCATCAGTTACAATCCAACCTTTTGTAGAGTCTATAAAAATTAATGTAATAGCTAATCCATCTGTGCTGAGTATCGCATTAGCGGTTGAACCACCAATTTTATCTGAACCATTTTGAACTAAAATACAATTATTTGTACCAAAATTTTTAGCATAGTCTGCAACAGCAACCACCGCTCCCGCTGTTCCAGCTGGTAATGCAACATCGATTTCACCACTTGATGTGTCTACAAAATATCCCTCTCCAGCGACTGCTGTAAAATCTCCTGTTTTAACTGTTGTTGTCCAAGAAGCTGAACCTGTTGCACCAAAGTTTGTTGCTGTACCTTGGTTATTAATTGTTGCACCAGCAGGAATAGTAAATGTATCTCCACTATCTCCTAATGTGACTGTTGTTCCTGATCTTGGACTAATTTTATTTACTTTTATTTCACTCATAATTATGCTTTTTTATACCTTATTACTACTATACCTGAACCACCAGCGCCACCATCTAATGGTGCTGCGCCAGGGGGACTGTAAGCCCCACCTCCACCTCCACCACCTGTGTTGGCTGTGCCTGAAGTTGCTGCTGTACTTCCAGGTGATCCGGTTCCTCCGGTACCACCGCCACCTGTTCCTCCAGATGCAGTTCCTCCACTTAAAAATCCTCCACCACCTCCACCACCAGCGTATGCCACAGGTGAATTTGTAATTTCTGTTGTAACTCCAGCTCCACCAGGTCCACCTGTTGATGGATATCCACCAGAAGTGCTGCCACCTGTTCCACTTGCTCCTCCACCACCAGATCCAGCATAGCCAGCAGGGTTGGGAGCAGCTCCTCCATTCTGTCCTTGAGGAGGAGATACTGAGGGTGTATTACCACATCCTCCACATCCTCCTCTGTGTCCTTTACCTGATCCTGAACCTCCAGGTTGTAAACTTCCTTCATTTGTGCCACCACCTGCTGAAGTAATTGATGAAAAAATTGAATCACCACCTCTTGTTCCGGCTACGGGAGCTGGTGTTTTACCTACTCCACCAGCACCAACTGTGATAGGAAAAGCCGATGCTGTTACTGTTAACGCAGAACATGATGCAGCTAAAGGGCTGGCTGTATATGGTGTTATAGGATTGTTTCTTCCTTCTCTAAATCCTCCTGCTCCACCACCGCCACCAATATCACTTGACCCTCCACCACCTCCAGCAACTACCATATAAGCCACTTTATTTCTATTAGTGTCAACTGTTGAAACTGCAGACACACAAAAAGTTCCAGGGCCTGTAAATGTATGTATTTTACAAGTAGGAGTACAACTAATAGTTCCTCCTGTTGCAGATATAAACTGCACCTGTCCTGTTTCTGTATCTTCAGCATTTTGAACATTAACCCAACCTTTTGTTGAATCAACATAAACTAAAGTGATTGCTTGACCATTCACATCTAATATTAAGTCTGCATTTACCCCACCAATTTTTTCAGATCCATTTGGTGATATTGTAAAATTATGTGTGTTAAAATTTCTTGCATAATCAGAAAAAGCAACGATTGCTCCTGCTGATCCCGCTGGTAAGTTTGCTGTAATAGCGCTTCCTGAATTTATAAAATAACCTTCACCACTAGCTGCTGTGAAAGTTGATGTTTTAATTGAACCTGTTTGCCAATTAACTGAACCCTCTCTACCAAAACCTGTTTGAGAAGCACCTGATGCAAGAGCCACACTACCACCACATCTACCGATTGTAACTGTTGAACCACAAACAACAACTGTATTACCAGCTCCTGATCCTACAGTGGTTGTTGATCCACATTTTTTAATGATTGTTGAATCATCTGAAACTTTATTTATATTATCTACTTTAATTTTACTTGTCATAATTATTGAAATTTATACCTTATTACTACTATACCAGAGCCACCTGTTCCACCATCTCCACCTCCACCACCGCCAGTATTTGCTGTACCAGGTTGAGTTGCACCACAATCAACATAATAATTATTTCCTGCACCACCTATACCTCCTGGTTGTGCAGCTGGAGCGCACGCACCTTTACCACCACCACCGCCACCAGAAAAATAGCGAGAAGAATTTGGACCACTTTCACCAGAAGTACCAAATCCTTTAACACCTGCTCCTGCTCCACCTGCCGCAGGTCCTGGTCCACCTGCTGCAACTAATGCTCCACCACCTGCTCCACCTCGACCTTGCCCACCATTTGTTCCTTGTGCAGGGTTAGTAGGAGGTGTGTTTCCTGTTCCTGCTGATGCAAAGGAGCAAGTAGGTGTTGGGCCTCCACTTCCTCCACCAGAACCACCATTTCCTCCTACTGATGTTGAACCAGGTCCTCCACCACCAAAACCACCACCTGCGGATGTTATTGTTGAAAATACTGAACTACTACCTTGAGTTCCTGGATTTTGTGGACTTGAAGTGCCTCCACTACCAACTGTTATTGGAAAAGCTGTAGCTGTAACTGTTATAGCTGTTCCAGATGGAAAATTATTAAGAGGTGATCCTGGTGCACACGTTTGTGAATTATTGGTTGTATTAGCATGATATCTAAAACCTCCACCACCACCTGCTCCACCATTAAAAGATCCTGCTCCGCCTCCACCAGCTACTACTAAATAATCTACTATATTATCAGCTGCACTAGTAGCTGATTGAGAAACACAAAAAGTTCCTGGACCTGTAAATGTATGGACTTTAAAATTTGTACAAACTGTAGTAATTGTCCCTCCAGTTGCTGTTATAAAAGTTTGTCCTGTAACATTTGAAGTTGAATCCTGAACGTTTTTCCAACCTTCTGTGTCATCAACATAAACAAATGTAACTGATTGACCTACTGTGGTTAAAGTTATAGAGTTAGCAACTCCACCTATTTTTTGTGAACCGTTTGGTGCAATGGTTAAACCATTATTATTAAATGTATTTGTATAATCTACTACAGAAACAATATTACCTGCAGTTCCTGCTGGTAAATTCATTGTAAATGCACCACTTGATGTATCTGCAAAATAACCCTCTCCATTTGCAGCAGTAAATGTTGCTGTCTTAATGCTTGATGTTTGCCAATCTACAGTTCCTGTTCTACCGAAACCTGTTTGAGTAGCACCGCACGCTAAAGTTACAGCCGTGCCTGATCCACCTAAAGTTAAAGTTGAACCACTTTGTTTATCTATTGCATCTACTTCTATCTTTGACATTATACTATTACTAAAGTTCCTGTTACTGTTATTGTACCAGGTATAGTAATAGGCCCTGCAAGAACACCGTTCTCAACAGTTTGTGTACCATCCATGGTAGCTGCTTGATTTTTTATAAATTCATCAGGGGCTGTGCCGCCTCCGATATATTGG